AGAAGTTTGGTTGGTGTCATTCCAATTCCAATATTAGAACCACTTTCTGTAATAATAGAATCAGTCAATGTAACTGAATTACCTGAGCCTGCCCACTTGCTTATCTTGCCTCCTGTTCCGTTACCATCTAGTACAGAACTATTGTCAACCTTCTCCCATTGGTCACTTGCTCCTTGCTCTACGAATACCGCCCAGTCTCCAACCTTCCAATCTGTGATTCCATCTAAGTCAGTTGAACCAGCTACAGATACAATATAAAAGTGTCCTGTCGTTCCTGTACCACTTGCTAGTGTCGGAGTGTTTGTGTCTGCGTTCCAAGTTCCCTGAAAGACCAAACCAGCAGGAATAGTTCCAACAACGTCTTGAACAAATGCAGTAGTCGCTACTTTAGTAGAGTCATCAGCAACCGCTTGACTTGTTGCAGTAACACCATCAGCAAGACTTGATGTAGCAGTTACAATTCCTGTTAAATCTCCTGTTACGTTTCCTGTAACATTACCGACAACTGCTCCTGTATGAGTACCAGCAGAATCGCCTGTTAAATCCCCTGTGACATTACCAGTAACATTACCAGTAACATCTCCTGTTAGATTTCCTGTTACGTTTCCTTGTAAGTCTCTTTGTACTGTAGAGGGTAAAGACAAAGACAAACCAGTACCTGAAGCTGTGGTTTCTATCTGATTAGCAGTTCCTGTAACTGCAAAAGTCTCTGAACTTAAAATTACTGCTCCTGTTCCTGTGTCTCCTGAGAAGTCTAAATCAGAAGCACCTACTTGAGCATCAACATAATCAGAAACTGCCTTAGAAGTAGGGATAGTGGTGTCATTCTTATTTGATGCAAGGGTAGCAGTAGAGTCAACAAAGTTCGTAATAGTGATTCCTGTGCCTGTGTCTTTTAAAGAACCCCATTCTAAAATAGCATTGACCTTAAAGTCTCCTTGATTATTTACGGACAACCCTAGAGATGTACCATTTCCATCGCTTAATAGCTTTAGAGTAGCCGTTGTGACAGCAGTTGTATCAAGTGTCTTAATTAGACCTGAATACGTTTCTGAGATTTTGGTATTAAATAGACTTGCCATAATTCTTTTTTTGTGTGTTTTTTTCTTTTTTCTTTAGGAATACTTCTAGCTTCTTGATATTATTTTGTTTAGGCTTATAACTCATAAAACCCAACCATTAAATGTTGCATCTTGTGATGGATAAATGTCTGAATCTGTGTTTTGATTGTACTTAGGAAATTGAGCTTGATTGAAAGACATATAATCTATGAATCTTCTTGAATACCATTCCGCATTTGTTCTTGCTTTTTCTACTAAGTAATCAACTTCGTTTTTATCTACGCTTACAGAATTTTCTGCGGTGTGTTTATATACTCCTCCGTTGCGAACTTGATATGCTGCAAAAGGAAAGTAATCTACCTGAGCAAACCAAATCAACATAGGCTGAATATAGTCAACAAGAAGCGTTTTAAACTTTTCATTAGCTGGTAAGTCTATGTCTGTTGGAATAAGTGCTTGTACCTCCTCATATAGCTCCGTACCCATATAGTTCTGTATGTGTATTTCTTGAGCCAGTTTAATAAATTGAATAAATTTGTCTGTGTTGATATTCCCATCCATTATGGAATTACGAACAAGGTCAGTACGATTTATAAATAATTTTGTAGCCATAGTTTCTATTTAGGGTATGCGCCTTGATTTGGCATATTTACGGGTGCAATCATTGAGTCTTTTGTGCCTCTTGGATTCTTAATATAACTTTTGGGAATAGTTCGTGTTTTCTTATAAGCATCAAGATTATCAGATGGCTCTGTGTTGCTTTCTAATCTATACAAAACCCTAACCCATTTGTGTCTGCAATAAATTCCACCTTTAAATTTGAATAAATCATAAGATTGTCCTTTGTGTCCAAGTTGCTTGTTGACACCATCTCTTGAAGCTCTATCAATATCCTCTAAACGATAAACAATACCATCACGAGATAAGCGCATCATATTAGAACAAAACTCTCTTTGTGTTTTGCTTGGTTTTCTTGAGCCAACAGCGTACTTATATCTAATCTTGTAATTCTTGCTATCTAAATAACTGAATGCACTTCCGTTGTTTTTAGAATAAATCTCGTCAGCTAACTTTCTTAAAAGACTCTTCTTTTCATTGATACAGATATTAGCCCAATCTTCATCAGATATATCTTCACCTTCATCAAGAACATCAACCTCAACCCATTCTTTACCTATTTTTTCACCCTCAAGTGAATTAAGCATTTCTTTACCTAAGTCATCAGATAATTCAGGTCTTTTTATGTCATTGTGTGTGGCACAAGGCATAAACCAAATAATACCATCTTCTTCGTGTTCGTGATATCCTTTACATCCTTTTTCTATAGCAGCAGCTTCAGCTTCTTCTTGTGTCTTGTAAACAGTTTCTCCATCAATTTCTTTTAGCTTGACATCTTCACTATTATTTATAGGAACACAATTAGGAACTTTCTTGCCATTCTTCATTTTCATTCCATATTGCTCATATCCATCGTAACAAGGCTTTTTTAACTCAGTCTCCATCTCAACACCAGTTTCCTCTTCGATGGTTTCCTTGTCTTGTACATCAGAATCTACCTCTGTGAACTCTAGTGGTTGTAAGGTCGTAAAGTATAGGTTTAAAGCGATATCATTGTATGCAAGTATTCTATCAAAGGAATCAATCAAAAGCTCCTGAAAAGGTCTAATAACTGTGTTATCCATTAAAAGAGATGCGGTCTTAATCTCGTCTGCATTGTTTCCTAATCCTGAGCCATCTTTTATACCTAATAGCATTGGGCTGACAATCCTGTGGGCTACCATTATCTTTTTAGAAGATTCGTCTGATAGGAATTGGTATTGATTGTGCGCATCACTTAACTGAATAGGCGTAATATCTGCTGAGGCTTCTTTATTGTCGTTAAATGCAAGAATGAATTTACCAGCATTAGAACTGCCTGAGAACTTTTGAGCAATCTTGTTTTCTATAAGTTGCCTTTCTTCTTGGTTAGGTGTTCCGTTATTAAAATTAATTAACATCGAAGGACTTAATCCGTTGAGAATATTATTCAAATGAAAATTAGAAATCTCTTCTTCAAGCTCTGCATATTGTAATCCGCCTTGATAGTCTACTGGTGAGTAATAATAGAATCCAGCTCTATATGGCTGAACGTACATTATCTCTATACTTTCCTTAGACATTCCAAACGCAGGTATTCTTTTAGGTTTGTCATTTGGCTTAATCTCTGTCCAGTCTTTAAAATAATAGTAAGCTGGAACAACCCCTTTTTCATCTGCCTTTTCAGCTCTTAATGTTTCAATCGGGAAGTGTTCTATTTGAGCAATGCTTTTTCTATCCTTAGAATAAATGATTTGAATAGCACATTGCCCCATTAGTTTTAAATCATAGCATAACTTTCTGACACAATCTTTATGAAACAAAGAAACCATCTGAGCATATTCATTTGGCTTTCTGTTTGAGTCTGTAGCGTTTAGACCTTTTCCATAAATAGCTTGAGATATACCATTAATTGCAGCGTTGTTTGTAGGGCTTCCGTTATATCTGTCTATAAGGAACTGAAAATAATTGTTATCTGCTCCATATTCTACCCACCCTTTGTTTTTTACTTCCTTAATCTCAGGACTTGTGTATGTGTTTAAATTAACAAACCCATACTCTGATGTTTTTGATGTAGCAAAGCCTGTTGTAAACTGACCTAATTCGTTTCTTTTTCTTTTATTCTTCATAGTGTTACAATATAGTCATTGTTACCTGATGTGCTTTGTGTGTATTGACCTTCATTTAATTGATAGTAATCATTCTCAAATTGCTCTATGTCTTGGTCTGTGCAGAAAATTCTGTCTTTATATATTACCCCTTTAAATCCCGCATCATCTTGCCACAAAACATCATAATTCTGCCATAGAGAATAGTTTAAGTTCCAAAAGTCATAAGCAGCATATAATTCTAAATCATAAAAATGCCCTTCAACTAAAGCAGGAGAAAATACATTGTTAAATGTGTAATAGTTTCCTGATATAGTAGCACTATTTACATCATATTCTACAGTAACATTTGTAGAATCATCACGAACAGACATCTTAAATACACTATCATATTGTCTAGGTATTACTTTAAGTGTTTGAGCAGTTGCTGATGTGGTTAATACAATCATACTTATATAACGAAAGAAATAGATGAATTTGTAAAAGTCTAAAGCAAAAAAAAACCCTACCGAAGTAGGGTCTTGATTTTAAATCAAAAAAAGCATCAAGCTCCTGTTGGTGTAATTTGAGTATCTGAAACTAAACTTGCAGGGAATACACCTGAATCAATAAAGTAAGGGGAAACTTCTTCCATTCCTTCCATTGTCAAAGTAAATCCTGATAAGTCTCCAGCAGCAGCACCAGTTACGATAGTGCCACCAGTTAAGTCCATACCATTCTCATATCCACATAAGAATTGATTACCATAGTAATCTTCAACTACCATTTGGGGTCTACCAGCAGCTAAAAGTTGAACCTCAGCTCTAGTTCCAGCATCTAAATAAGGTAGAGTCAAATTAAGTGTTTGTGTGTAAAAAGTTGTTCCATTATCTCTTGAGCTAGTTATTGTAGTCTCAAGGCTAGAATTTCCTTTTACATCGTATTGAAAAAACAATGTAGAGCCAGTCATTGTAATAGCACTTATTGTTTGGTCAGCATCTATAGTTGTAGATGCTATATCTCCGTAGTTACAGAAATAAACTGCTTTAATCCCTCCGAAGGCTGATTTACAAGGAACTTTTCTCCCTGATGTTATTGCGCAAGCCATAGTTTATATATTTTTTAAAAAAAAAGGGTAGGTAGTAAAATCCACCTACCCCTTCTTATGTTATTATTAATATTATGCGTAAAGAACGATGTCTTCAGCAACTCCGAACTGTACGCCAGCAGTATATCGCATAACCATACGAACATTCTGTGAACCATCTAAATCTTGCATATCAAGAACTCGAACTTCCTGAGTGTCATTAAGCAATCCTGTGCCGAAGTACAAGTTGCTTCTTTGAGCAGCTACCATTTTATTAGCAGACATTCCTGGGCAAACAAAGATTTTAACTCCGTTAACAGTCAAACTTCCGTTGTTCCACCATTGTGTTCCCATATTGTTCACACCATTAGCTCCAAGACCATTAGCAACAAATCCTCCTAATGCTTGAACATAGAACTTAGCAGCGGCTGAACCAACGTAGATAAACAAATCTTCCTTACCATATAAGGCAGAAGGAATTGCATCAACAACTTTTCCTAATTCAGCAATGATGTTTGCAGCATCAAGACCTCCTGCAACAGCAGCAACATCTACAACTCCAGCATCAGCAGCTAACAACTTCTCAAATCCATCATAAGCGTTATTTGCAGCAGCAGCAGTATCCCCTTGCCAAAGATTCAACTCATTTGATTGAGCAACTTCAGCAGCAACGTGAGCTAACATAAAGTCAGAGAACTTAGGAGGTAATGTTTGTGCCAACCCAAAGCCCATTGATTGAGCTTCCCAATCGCTAATGAAGTCTTTCTTACAAAGTTGTAAGTTGACCTGTAGCTCTGTAGGTTGCAAAATTCTCTCTGTAAGTGTTACAGTAGAGGTTGGTGTGAAGTCACAAGATGCAGCAGATACTAATTCAGTAGTAGCTAACTTCTTGATTACTTCTTTATAAGAGATATTACCTTTAATTGTAAGTCCACCGTCATCGATAGTCGAAGCCGAAAGAAGTGCAGCAGCAATATATTCACCAGCAAATTGACCAGCATATGTAGTGGTAATATTTGTAGTGGTAGCGAGATTTACTTTTTCTAAACTCATTTTTATTTATTTAATTTATTTAATACTCTATCGAGCGTTGTCCTTACTTTACTTTGAGCAAAAACCTTTTGTTCTACTTGCGCAGATTCTGCTTCAGGGCTGTGCTTAATTGGCTCAGCGGCTGGTGCAGATAATTCTTCTTTGATATTCTTAGAAAGCTCAACGTCATCATCTGACATTTCCTCTTTAGGGGAAACCATAGCTTTGATTTCTTCAATCATAGATTTCATTTCCTCAACAGCAGAAGATAACTCCTCTTTTGTTGCGTATGCCATCTCTTCTTTTTCATCAGCTAAGTCAGAAGTGATTTCTTCACCTTCCTCATCTTCTTTTGCAGGAACTTCATCAGACACCTCTCGGACATCAGCAATAATCCCCTCCTCTTCTACAACTACCAAACGACCATCTTCAAGTAGATATTCGCCAACAGGCATTGCAACTCGCTCATCATCAGTTTTAATGAAAAGCTCTTTTCCTTTCTCAAATGATTCAGCTTCTACAACTGTGCCATTCTCGAGCTTCATTTCTTCAAGTTTGACCTCGATGTTTAGAAGCGTTTTGATATTATTTATCATTTCACTTGATTTCATAACTATATAACGATGTTTAAATTAAAATTTGCATTTTCAGTCTGTCCTTGTGATATTCCCTATGCCTTGAGCCATTATATCTCCTGTACAACATTTTTTTGAATAAGTGTTTGTATCTCTGCATAGACAAGCTCTTGAAGCTCCTCTTGGTGATGAATGGCTAGGTATATAGTTTGTGTTTTTTTTATTCATCTGTTAAAACTTTTTTTATCAAAGAAAGTAATTCATCTGCTTCTACTTCCGAAGATGCTTTAATGTCTTTATCAGACTTTTCCATTTTGTCTGCAAAATAACCTTCAATAGAAAAACCCCTAACTTTATCTGTCTTAACGTATTCATTCCATATTTCATCATTGTCTACTTTTACTGCACCCATCCAAGTCCCAACAGGCACATTCATTCCATACTTTCTTGACTTGTCGTGAACGTCATCTTCGACTAACCAACTTTCAACAAGAGTAAGACCTTGTAAAGCACTTGCGTGTTCTAAAGTAGAATTACCTTGATAGCCATTTTTTAAATATAACTGAGAAGCCTTTGCAATTGTATCTTTTGAGAAATATATATAATACTCATCATCTCCGTTTTTTCGGTAGATAGGCTTGTTTGGTACAAGCAAAGCACCCATTAGTATTTTCTTTTCCTTAGAAACTTCTGCCAATTTTATTTCATCAGAATTTAATGCTACAAAATCCTCTTGTATTGCTGGACTTTCTACAATAGAGATAGCATCAATGCCCATCATCTCTTGTGCCTCGTCTAATATTAATTCAACTATTTTCATATTTATATAACGATTAGATTATTGTTTTTTGTATTTATAAACTAGCTCCCTCTATGATGTTACGTTCTAGGCTTTGTCCTGTTGTTACATCTGATGCAACTACATAAGCTCTAAAAGGACTTTGATTTTGTCCTGATATAGCATCTGCTAATTGATTAGTCCCTGTTTGACCTACTATATTAAAATTAGGAGAACCACTACCAACCGCAGGTCTGCCTCCAGAAGAACTTAGCAAAGAAGGGGGAGTAGGGGGTGAACCTCCAGCCTTTAAACCACTTAACGCTTTTGTTGTGGCTGCAATATTTGTAGCAATTCCAAGAGCTGCGGTTATGTTGTTTGCAGCAATAACAGGAGCAGCTGAAATACCTGAAGTTAATATGGCTTGTGGAGTAGCTAAAGCTCCAGCATTTGCAGCTTGAGTAGATATAACAGTTCTTGCAATACCAACTGCACTTTCACCAATAATAGCAGCAGCTTGAACCGCTTTATTTTTTCCAGCTATTTGACCTAGCAAAGCAAATCCTTGACTTATATTATTTAAGTTTGCTTGTTGAACTTGTTTTTTTTGTTCAGCCACTAATTTTGCAATCCTAATTTCTTCATCCGCAGTTTTTTTGACATTTTCTAATCTTTTCTTTTCTGCTTCAGCGGCTTGATCATCTAATATTTTTTGATCAGCAGATTTTTTATCTTCTATTGCTTTTATTCCAGCAGCTTCTTCTGCCCTTAATGCAATTGTTTGAGATGTAACCTCTTTTTGCTTTGTTAATTTAGCTGTTTCTAGATTAATTAAATCAGCCCTTAATTGTGCTTCTTCTTCTAAATCTTCTGCTGTCGATTTACTCAAAGAATTTTCTTTTACTTTAGCATCTAATCTAGCTTGAGCAAGAGCAAGTTCTTGATTTGTTATTTTTTCCTCTATTTTTCCTGCCTCTTGCAAAAAACCTATTCTTTCTTCAACAGAAAACTTTTCTTTATTTACAGCATTTTCAAGTGCAGCAGCTCTATCTCTATTAGCTTTTGCTCTTTCCACTAATAAAGCTCTTTCTTGTTTAGCAATCTTAGCTCTTGTGTTAGATATTTTTACAGATTCTTTTATTTCTTTTTTGGTTTCTTCTGTAAAATTCTTTACACCATCAGTAGCATCACTAACTCTGTTTTTAAATTCATCATAAGCCTGACCAGCTCCTTTTAAATCTCCTTGAGCTAACCTCAATAATGCTTTACCAGCAGACATAATTCCCATTCCTAAATCAGATAAAATGTCAACTACGTTACCAGTTACAACGGAAATAATTCCCATTAATTTAGCAAACTTGTTTTGACCTTCTTCTGAAGAAGTAAATGCAGCAGCTAAACTTCCAACAGCAATTACAAAAGCTCCAAGTCCTGTTGCAATTAAAGCACCTCTCATTGTTTTAAGACCTCCAATAAAACTCTTGACTCCTTTTACTGCACCTTTAAAACCTGAAACCATTCCGCCTGTTGCTTTATCTGCAGCAGCTTCAACACCTGAAATATCAGTTCCTGTTTCTTTTATTTCTTTGTTTAAATCTTCTACATTTTCTTGAGCATCAGCCGTATTGACTTTCATCTCATATTCTTTGACTATTGCCATTTTATTTCTGTTTTAATTTGCTTATATGCGGACTTGAGGGTTTTGGGTAATGCGTTTTTGCCTTGTGCTATCCTGATATTCTCAGTTTCGCCCTTAGCTATTTTTAAAAGGTCTAGTATATTTTTAATCATTGTACGTTATTTAAAAGTTCTAAAGAGCTTTTTCCATTAGTCAAATCTGTTGTAATACTATTTATCTTATAAGATTGTTGTCCTATGGTCATATAATCGTTCATCTGAAGGTCATAGAGGACTTTTAAAGGCATAAAAGCAGAAACCTTTGTAATTCTACGTCTTGCGCTAAATACATCGCTTATATACGTTTTGTATTCTTCTTCAAATAAAGTGCCTGTAAATGTAGAATCTCCTGTGTATTCATTAATCTCTAAAGAATAGTTTAAATTCTTTGTACTTGTGCTTGAGGAAAGCGACAACGAATTAGATGGTATAATATATGCGTTTTCTGAAGCTCCTGCATTTGAAGCTGACTTTAAGTATATAGGAGTAACAGGATTTGGAGGTTGTGCGGTTGCATTAACTGCATAGAAAATTAAAGGCTCACCAAAGTAAGGTTGCTGATTACTGTCTACAAAAAAACCATATTGAATAGTAGTAGAACCAAAAACAACTGGCGATGCGTTTTGGTCTGATAACCTTTCAAACATCATATGTTCAAATGGAGCTTCTAAAATGTATTCTTTATTTGGTGCATCAAAATCTTGACCATCTTGTGTATATCTTAACTCACCCCATCCAATGTTATTTGATTCTCCATATTGATTTGCTAAAAAAGTTTTTGTGCCTTTGTATTTAAAGTTTATTTGTCTAAATGGTAGGGCAACATCTACTGTGCTTTTAGTTATGTCTAAATATTTATTAATGTCAAAATTACCTCCACTAGAATTGTTTACTCTGTCGGCATAGTAACTGTCTAAAGTCCTGACAACAATTGTTCCTGAACCATCTACATAAGCTGTTAGATTAAACATTTTAAATAGTCCTGTAATGAAATCAATAATCCTCATCTCAGGTATTTGTTGAGCTATAACAAAGTACAATTCTGAGCTTAATGAATCTATAACATTGCTATTTGTTAATACGTTTGTAAAAGGAACTTGAGGACTTGTATCTGTGTCTCCTGTAAAAGTAAATTCTATATTTCCTTGTGTAAATTCTAAAGTTTCTGCTGAATTTAATTCTATAGTGTATGTCCCACTTGGAAACAACTGGGTTAAAGTAAATACATCTTCTTGGTTAAATTTCTCAAAATAAGTTTGTCCATTCCTTAGTATTCTAATATCATATTTAACATCAGCTTGCTCAGGGGTTATGCTTAAAGCACCCTCAATTATACCCTTAAAAGCTAAAGTTGTGTCTATTATAATATTAGCTCCTGCTCTACCTATTATTGTGCCTCCTGTATTTGCTTGTGACCAAGCATCAACTTGAACCCAATTTGTAGTTGTTTGTTCTTCAGGTGCAACAGTTCCACTTTTTCTATGTAGCCACATATAAAGATTATAGAAAGTAGAATTGGTAGTGCTAAAGAAATCCGTAGAAAAGTCTATTGATGGATATGTTGTTTCTATCGCTTGTATTATCTCATATAAGCGAATAGCATATTTTAAATCAGACCATAAAACTCCATTTGTTGCGTTAGTGCTATGGTAGTATAAATTACCAGCGGTATTGTGAGCAGAACTATGTGAATTATAAAATAGCCTTTGTGTATGTGTTATTAATGGAGCTATAATGCTTTGCAAACCATTAGTCATTTTAGACTCAATGTTTGTGTAGTTGTATTCTAAGTTTAAACTATTAGGAAATGTCAATGATGACAACTCAGATTCTCCAAGAATGTCCTTTAGGTTTATTGTATTACCAAAAAAAGTAATCTTGTAAGCGTATGGTAGGTTTTTCTTTAACTCCACCCCTGTTAGTTGTATGAATCCAGTTTTAAAAGGTATAAAGTTTAACTCAATAGAAGCAGATGCTTTTTGTCTTGCATCAAATCCATTAGCTATGTTAAAATTATAGTAGTGTTTGAATATCTTGTTGTTTGAACTACTAGCTGGTACAGTAAAAGGTTGAGTGAACTCTGTAAATACTTTCTCTATGTCTTTAATGTTCTGAATTGATTGAGTCATAGAAACAGTCTCATCCGCAAATAAGTCTATTCTTTCACCCCCTATGTAAAGCTGTAACTTCTGCATTATCTGACGTTGTTTATGTAGTCAAAGGCATCCTCAAATTCTACTGTGTATTCAATTAGCTTATCGTTTAGAGATGTCTTATAAACTAAATCAGAACTCTTAACCATTACAGGCACAACCTCTACTCCTGAACCTGATGTGCTTGGTCTAGTCATCCACACATAGCTTGACAATAACAATTCCTCAAACATACAATTAGCAGCTTCAGGGTAATATCCTGAATTGAAAACATTACTTTGTGTTCCTTCTGTATTGAAGTGCTTTTTAGAAGCAGAATTTACATCATAGGTCACAGCTCCTGTTGTGTTTATGATATTCCTTTGGAAACTTTCTGTTGTTCTGTTTAATGTTTTAACTTGCTTTAAAAAGAAATAAATATCTTGAAGCATTCCGTATTTATTAACAAAGGTGAACTTGTTTCCTGTCCCATACTTTGAGCAATCAATTCTATTTATTTTTAATATTTGAGTAATATCTCCTTCACCACCTATTTCAACTTCTGTAGTTGTGTAATCTTCATAAGTTAATTCATAATCTTGACCATTTCCTTTCATATAAGGAGCTTTCCCAGCAACCCCCACAGGAACAAATATTTGACTTGTTCCAGCACTATTTTTAGAACATACTAACCAAGCAGGAGCAGTTCGTGATGGAAATGGTATTGCAGGATTTGCGCCTTCCATAAATGTACCAAAGCCATCCACAGCCTTTACATCTGTGCTTGAAATTAATGACTTTGTTCCTGTTCCATTTACTCCTGTGTATGATGACAAAACAAGCGTTATAGATAATTCTTGTATTGTATATAGCCCATTGAAAGATGTAGTAAAATAATCTCTAGCAAGTTCCGCATATTCAAAGACAACATTTGTTCCTGCTGATGCGTTTTTTATTAGTGTATATCGTAATGTTCCACCTATAGATATAGCTAACTCAGTAGATAATGAACCTACTGGAGCAGATACATTTATATATTGTGGACTTCTAAGTGCTTTCTGTGACATTGTGTTTTATTTTAGTCGTTTAAACCTAAGTTGTTTTCAGTATCGGAAACGAAGGCCATCAATAAGTTGTTTGAGAATTTTTCTAGTCCAGCATCAAAAGGCTTAGAAAAAAACATATTAGCTTTCAGTCCTTTATTGTATATGCTGTTTACAATAATATACCTCATAGATTTATAACTCATAAATTTTCCTTGCTTGTCTCTCCATTGAAACCTTTTTTTAAGTAACCATTTATCTATCCCTTTAGTTAAACCACCTTTTGGGCCCCTACCTGAACCATATTGAAATTTAGATAAGGCTCTACTGGTTTCGGGGTATGTTGATGTTTTTCCTTTAACTCCTTTATCTACAAATTGACCATAGTTTTCCATAAAGAAGTCAACAAAAAGTTCTTCATTGTCAAATCCTTGTTTGCTTGTTAAAGAATTATATAAATCCCCTCCTCCTTTGTTGTCTTTTGTAAGGTTTGCTTTGGCTTGTTGTATTACATAACTAGCATATCTCTTCAAGACCTTCTCCATAAAAGGGTATTCAGATTTAGCCATCAGCAAATATATATATCGTTGTAAATCATTACATCCATTGTAGCTGTCCAACCTGCTAACTCGTTTTCAAATCTATCATAAAAAGGCTCGCAAGTAGGGTTCCCATCAAGCTGATATTTTTCTGTAAACAACTGCCCCATTCTCAATACTTGAATAAGCTTATTTAATACGCTTAGTTGTGTGTTTAAAATGTCTTGATGGTTATTGTTGCCTGTAAACCTATCGTATGTCTCATCCTTTGATTGGTCTACCATATCCATAGCCAAAACTGAAATATTGAATCTAAGCACTTGTTCTTCGTCTGTAACACTATTAATAATAATATGACACATAGGGAATATATCCTGCTTGTTTAGGTTAACCTGAGAAAGCTCCCCTGTTGTTACTGTGTTTACATTTATGTCATTTAGCAACTGAGTCTTTATGGTTTCTGTTAATTGATAAAACCCCCTTATTGCTTGATTATCATTATTGCTCATTTTATTTTGCTTTTAATTTGGTCTGCTTCCAATTGGTTTTTGTCTTTTATAAATGATAACATCATAAAGCATTGGTGTACATTTAATTTTGTGATATGTTCAAATCTTGTAATATCGCCTTGAGCGAGTCCATATATTGATTGATACCATCCCCATTTATCTCCGAAGCTAGAAACTCTGTCAAGTCTAACTCCTGTTTGTTCTCCAAATAGCTCATCATAGTTTGCGACAAGTCTAGTCCTAAATTCCACAAAAAAAAAATTGAACTTAGCACCGCATCCATTGGCATATCTAGAACATCTTTGTATCCTTCCACTTCATATTGTTTAATAGAATACTTGTTTTTTAATTTGTGTTCAATTGGCCTGTATAATACATTCATCGTTCTTTCCATATTATCCCAGTCTCCTATATATGTGTCTAGGTCAATATATTCTCCTAGAGATAAATCATCAAGAGAAGGGTGAAAACCATATTCAATATCTTTAATTTTAAACCTTTCAACTAACTTTGGTTTGCCATCAAACATCTTTGTTAGCAAAGAGCCTATTTCGTTTGTGTCATTGTACTTTAATTGCATAACACTATTCAAAGGAATATCACAAAATATCTCAATCATCTTAGCCTGAAGAAAATTCTCATCATCATTGTTTTCTTGTATTTTAAGAAACTTCTTGTATTGAGATAGCTTAATGTCCCCTAGTGATGTTGGTATGTTGACTTTAATCTTCATATATATATAACGTAATTTTTAGACTTATTTTCTTTGAACTAATTTAATAAAAAAGGGCGGACATTTCTGCCCACCCAAATCGCCTAACCAAAAGCAACTAAACTATAATTTGTTTCTCTTATT